TTCAAAGTGAAGATAAGAGTCCAGGTTTTGCTGGGAGTCAGTTAACTGACTCGGAAGGACATCTTTGGCCACCACCATCAACGGTGATAGCTGGAGATGTCGGCGGTCCTTTCTTTACTCAAAAGAGTACTGGGCACAAACGTTTTGCCCGGCACTCTCAGAGAAGAGAGTCGCCGATCGCGACTGGGACTTACGATACTAATCGTTGGATTTATTCCCACGATTACTCGTGCCCCATCGAGACGACGGGGTCTGGATCAACATTGAAGCCTCAGTGGCCTACACCGCAAAACTCGACACAGTCGAGTTTAAATGCGCTGGGTGCCACTGCTGCTTCTAGATGCAGACCGACTGCCGCAGAAGAGGACCTCTCAACAGCCGTTGGCGAAACCTTCAGAGATGGTATTCCACATCTCGTAGGTGCTCGCACATGGCAATCAAGGACCATCGCCGCCAGAAATGCCGGCGATGAATTCTTGAATGTTGAGTTCGGTTGGCTTCCGTTAATATCGGATGTCAAGCGATTCGGTGAGACGGTTATCAATCAAAATCGTATCATTCAACAATACGAAAGAGATCGAGGCCGTCTTGTCCGAAGGTCGTACTTCTTCCCTGATGATGTGTCCCAAACCACGACCGTACTATCCACAACGAAGAATCCTGACGGATCTTCGGGACTGGATACCGGTCTAACGGGTGGGACATCCACGAATGGAGGAACGTGGTCAAAAACCACGACCATCACTAAGAAGCGATGGTTCAAAGGAGCGTTTGTATACGGGACACCCCTACGTCCGACAAATGTAGGGAGTTCCGCAACACAGGCGGAGTTGGCAGATAAATTGTTTAATCTGTCTCTCACACCTGACGTCCTTTGGAACCTCACTCCGTGGAGCTGGGCCATCGATTGGGCCACTAACACAGGCGATGTACTTGCGTACCTCGGCGATGTTATGGCTCAGGGTCTGGTGATGCAGTATGGTTACTTCATGGAAAATACTATCCATGAGGTCCGATACTCGTTGACTGGGATGGTCTTTCACGACCAACCTATCAACGTCCCGGATGCGGTTTTGGTCACTGAGACCAAATCGCGTTCGAGAGCTAACCCCTTCGGGTTTGGCGTTACCTGGAATGGCTTGTCAGCCATTCAGGCCGCCATACTCGCTGCGCTCGGCATAAGCCGAACGTAGTTAATATGGATAGGAATGTTTCCTATTCATACAGGGTTGTGTTTGCCACTGCCCATACACCACAATTGCTCGGGTAAAAACCGAGCAGACTGGAGCGATGTTAAATGGCGTTTGCAGACCCACAGTCTATCACTATCTCGGGTGTGACGACTCCTCTCCCCCGTGTTTCCACGGGAGCGAACGAGTCGAAGTACGCGAGTAGCGACGGACTGATCGATCTCTCCGCTTCCTCCACCTACGGGCGGCGGACTCGGAGAGTCCTCAGGGTCGACCATTCGAAGATTACCGCGGATCCGTTTATTCCGGCCCAGAACCGTCAAGTGTCCATGAGTTGTTACATGGTCTTTGACGTTCCTACGGTCGGGTATACGAATACCGAGGAACTCGCTGTTTACACCGGTTTCAAAACCGCGTTTACAGCGACTTCGGATCTTCTCATCACCAAACTTCTTGGTGGCGAGAGTTAACCTTGTCACGAGTAATTGAAGATTTAATTATTTCTTCAATTGCGATTTTGACCAGGATAATCCTGGCTAAATCTGCTCGTGCTAGGCTAGGTCGAGGTAGGAAGAGAGGGAGTTGATAGTCAATAGAAAGGAGGAGATTTCCTCTGCCTCCAATCTATGACTCCCCTCTAACTTTCCTCAATCTAGACGGTCACTATGTGTTGGACTTAGTCCTTCACAATAGGACCGGGCAGGGTAATGGTAAGCTGGTCCCCTTCGGGGGGCCAGCGAGCCATTATACCTGCAACTGGATTGAGGAGAGCCCCAAACCTAACGGTTTGGGATCTTCCTCCTGAGTGCAAGCCCCATTTGACTATGGATAGCTAACCACCACACTATTAGTGAGGAGGGGCTATGAAAAGCCAAATGTTGCTCTGGGAAAATGTGGCTAAAGAATTAGCCACTTGGTGTAACACTAGCGCCACCATGGACATAAAATATGTCCAAGGGCGGTTGTATAACGAAGGTGTATCGTTTTTAACGATCACCCTACCGCAATTTGGAAAAGGGCTTCAACAGGCCCTGGACCAAGGCGCGGTAGACCGCAGTCTCTTTCCCGGGTTTTCCTGGAAAAGAGGAGGTCTCCCGACATTTTTGTCAGGTTTCCTCGGTCTCGTTTTCAACCACGACACTGGTGTGTTACTCGAGGATCCCTCGATTGATGCAATATTCGCTGTTCGTCAACTAACGTTGATGTTCAGCAAAATATTGCTCCCTTGTACTCCCGAAAGGGAGTTCAAGGCGTTCGAGGAATACTACGAGTGTGAGCAGGATGTCCGAGAGTCCTGGAAGTCGCTTGAACCCTCACTACGTGAGGAATTCAGGCTCACTGCCAGTACTCTGTTCGGGCCGATATTCCTTTCTCTGGATCGTAAGATCCGGAATGGGGAAATCGTCCCGCGTCACGGACCCGGAGCAGTTGCGGAGAAGTATTCTTCGAACGAAAAATACTGCCGTGCTGCCTGGACCCGGCGCCTCGAAGACGTAGCCCCTTCTGGGGACTATGTCGTTCCAAACTCTCGCTTTTGGCGAGACTTGGAAGAGGTGGATATCCTCGAACCCGAGGCAGAGCTCCCTGTAAGGGTAGTCTCTGTCCCCAAATCGCTCAAGACGCCTCGAATCATAGGCATTGAGCCTACTGCTATGCAATATGCACAGCAAGGGCTCCTGTCTGCGTTTCTTGGTTCTCTGAAGAAGGACATTGTCCTCTCTCAGATGATCGGTATCGATGACCAAGAGCCTAACCAGCTCATGGCTCGACAAGGTTCCAGAGATGGAACACTGGCAACACTCGACTTGAGTGAAGCCTCCGATCGCGTCTCGAATCAGCATGTACGCCTCCTTGTTGGGTTTCACAAATCCCTTCGGGAATTTGTGGACGCAACTCGGAGTCGGAAGGCTGATATACCTGGTCACGGCATAACGTCGTTGGCCAAGTATGCGTCTATGGGTTCAGCCACGTGTTTTCCTATGGAGGCATGTGTCTTTTTGACACTTATCTTCATGGGAATTTCCCGTGAGCTTAACACACCGGTTACCCGGAAAATGATTAAATCATTTACCGGTCGGGTGCGCGTCTACGGGGATGATATCATCATTCCTGTAGATTGTGTGGATTCGGTCATCTCCGTACTCGAATCGTTTGGATTCGTCGTAAATCGGAGCAAATCCTTCTGGACCGGAAGGTTCAGAGAGAGTTGTGGAAAGGAGTATTATGCCCAATGCGATGTTTCTATCGCGAAGGTGCGTAGACTCTTTCCCAAGGACCGAACTGACGTCGCGGAAACCATCTCGATTGTTTCCCTACGGAACCAACTCTATAAGTTGGGTCTATGGCAAACGGTCAAGTGGTTGGACACGGAGATCACTAAGAAGATTAAGTTCTTCCCGGTGGTAGCCGAGTCCTCACCCGTGTTAGGACGCCACTCATTCCTTGGGTATGAAACCCAGAGAATGTGTCCTCTCTTGCATCGCCCCTTGGTTAAGGGCTATGTAGTGAAAGGAAATCCGCCAGTTGATGAGCTGGATGGATATGGCGCTCTGGTCAAGTACCTCATAAAGAGAGGACCTGATCCTCTTGATGTGGGACACTTGGAGCGTTCAGGACGCCCGCAAGCCGTCTACACCAAGCTGCGGTGGAGTGTTCCCTTCTAAGGGACACAACCCCCGAACATTGGGGGGCTGG